TTTTTCCTAGCATAAAAGATAATGATTATATACATCACATGGATGTTTCAATTGGAGACTATACAAGAAAGACTAGAGGAAGAAAGAAACTTAATTCACCTTTCTTTAAAAAACTAGATGGCGAATTAGATTGGATTATGACTCGAAGAGCTGAAACAGAAGTTAAGCAAATAGATTTAGATAAAAAACCAACACAATTACCAACAATAAGCAGAAATGATCATAGTATTATTGGATATACCGTATATCAACACTTGACAGAAACAACAAAATTGTTTACAATGTAACTATGAAAAAAATAATCTTAGGATTAACATTTATAGTATTATTAACAGGATGTGGTACAACAGTAGCCGTAGTTGATACAACTGCAAGTACAGTCGTATATACTGCAAAAGCAACTGTAACCACTGCCGTAAATATTGTAGATGCTATTACACCAGACGTTTTGAATGACAAGTAAAAGAGGATTCGATGACAAAATATCTACTAGTAGACACAGCCAATACATTCTTTAGAGCAAGACACGTTGCATTTAGAGGAAGTGATAGTTGGGAGAAACTAGGACTAGCAGTACACATTACACTGAACGCAGTTCTTAAATGTTGGCAAAAACAAAAAGCGGATCATGTAGTGTTCTGTTTGGAAGGACGTAGTTGGCGTAAAGACTTTTATGAGCCTTATAAGAAGAATAGAGCAGTCGCTCGTCAAGCCTTAACAGAAGCAGAGCAAGAAGAAGATAAATTGTTCTGGGAGGCATTTGACGACCTTACAAAGTTCTTAAGAGAAAAAACAAACTGTTCTGTGTTAAGATGTGAAATAGCAGAAGCAGATGATATTATTGCACGTTGGATACACAAACACCCTAATGATGAGCATTGTATTGTTAGCAGTGATACAGACTTTGTACAACTGTTGGCAGATAATGTAACACAATACAATGGTATTACACAAGAACTTCATACACTAAAAGGTATCTTTGATGATAAAGGTAATCCTGTAATAGATAAGAAAACAAAACAACCTAAAGAAGTTCCTAATCCTGAATGGTTACTATTTGAAAAATGTATGAGAGGTGATACTAGTGACAATGTCTTTAGTGCATTTCCTGGTGTTCGTAAAAAAGGTACAAAGAATAAAGTTGGATTATTAGAAGCATTTGAAGATAGAAAGAACAAAGGCTTTAATTGGAATAATATGATGCTACAACGTTGGGTAGACCATAATGGAGATGAGCATCGTGTATTAGATGACTACAATAGAAATGTACATTTGATTGATTTGACACAACAACCACAAGAGATAAAAGACTTTGTTGATAATCATATTGATGAAACTGTAGAAGAAAAACATCAAACAATGGTTGGTGCAAAGTTCTTAAAGTTCTGTGGCAAGTATGAATTAAACAAAGTGGCAGACAATGCCGACAAATATGCAGAATTTTTACAAGCAGGATATAAAAAATGAATTACAGTTTAAAACCAATAATAGATGAAAAGTTTTGGATCATAGAATCCGATGGACAGAAATGTGGAACTCTACGTCATGTTGATAAAGAAAAATATGAAATCAATTATAGAAATGGTGTGATAACTGTAACAGACAAAGTAAAACTACAAGAAGACTTTGGTATAGATATTGAAACAAATGTCTTTAGACAAGATATAAAACAGCCTATAGTTGAAGTTACAAGAAATACAGATGAAAGACACGTTGGAGATGTACACGGTTATCCATCTGCAAGTAAACCTTACAATGAAGTTTATGATGTAAGAAAGAAACTGCCTTTGTATTCTAAAAATGAAAAAAGTCAAAGTATGCATTGTGCAGGATATTATGTAGTTAGATATGAAAATGGTTGGACAAGAAGTTTTTGTCCTAAATTAGTAACATTAGAAAAATATGAATTTTTTGGTCCATACAAAACCAAAGAAGATATGTTAACAATGTTAAGGAAAAAATCTAAAGAAGATGATTGATATTTTATATGCAATATTAATTTTAGCAGGAATATATTCTATACCTGTTGCTATGCTTCTTAAATGGAACAAGGAAAAGTGAATGTCTTTACACATTACAAACTTTGCACACTTGGTAAACAGTACCAAAGAACAAAATAAACCTGAAGTTACAATGTCAGTTAGTCAAGCAAACTTATTACTAACAGATATAATTGACCTGCAATCCAAATTAATTGGTACACAAGAGCAACTAATTAAAGCATTGGAGCAGAACAACGCACCCACTACAGGGTCCATGGACGCAGGTTCTTTCAAGTCATAATAGTAGCACTTTACTACCTTATTTGATAAATAATATTACATAAGGAGAAGTAAAAGTGAGTAGACCGAAACCAGTTATTCTAGTAGAAAAAGTCGATAAAGATTATAAGACTGATCAGATTCTAGCCTCGGAAGGCATCTGGGCAGTATTCTATGAAAACAAGCCAATCAATCTTAAAAGTTTCAATGCTATGGTTGGTTATGCAAGTCCCAAATATAAGAAAGTTTCATTTTCAAATCCGGGTCATGCCATCAACTTGGCAAAGAAATTAAACAATCTATTCAAATGTGACAAGTTCACAGTAGTATTATTGAATGCTGGCAAATGCATATATCCGGAATCAACAAACGACAGTTAACACAACTTCTGTTGGATAATTCCAGCCAATTAAATGGACACACGGCTGAAACCATATATCCACTAGTTTGGGCCAACTTCAGAGATACAGGCGGTTTAAGACTCACAAGATTTGGTAGACAAGTGTTCGTAGAACATTGTAATATTGAATTCACTCCTATTACCTTAAAAACTCCCATAAGCAATATGAAACAAGTACTTTACATGGATAAGGTACTAGAATGCCCATTTTTCATACACGGCACACCACAAGCAAAAACGAATAAAATGGATCTATTCGGAGATCACGTCGCTACAATGTTGGCTTTATATGATGGCGATTTAGACTTATATTTAGAAGCAAATAAACCACTGTAACTTATACCCATCTTACCCTGTTTGCCCGTATACGGCCCTTAAATAAGCGATTAAACTACCATATTATGGGCATTTTACCCTACACAAAAAGCCTTATTTTATGCGGATAATAAAAAAAGGTTGACGTATACAGTAATGGTGTTATTATTAAAATATAGAAACAGGAGAAAAAATGTTAAGTTTTATAGGATTATGTGCAATACTTTTTGTTTGTATTAAGTATTTCCCAGAGTTAATCAAATTTGGAATCAAAGTTTTTATAGTATTATTAGTGTTATGGTTGTTCTTAGCAACCCTGGCATGGATATTTGGGTGGAGTTTTGCATTACACTTTAATGATGCATTATTCCAATTATCAACAATGAAAGCAATAGGAGTATAATATGAGTGCAAAAATGTATGCAATGGTAGAAGACAATATAGACAAGTACTACACAATAGCAGAAGAAGTTATTGGTGAATGTGAACACATCGAAGAACTTTATGGAAAGATGGAAGAGCACAAAAACTTACTAGAAGGTTCAGATGAGAATTACGAAGATGGACTTGGAATGTTGTGGAACGAATATTGGTCAAAATATTATTAAAAAAATAGTTGACAGATATTAGATCGGTGCTATTATTAAAATATGAAAACAGGAGAAAACATGAACAAGACTTTTAAACTTTATCAAATTCATATTAACAAGCAAGAGCATGATAAGATTAATGCTGAAGGACATGATTCTGTGCCAAAGCACAAAGCCAGTCTTGATATGAAAATAGGTTTGAAAAAAGATATTTCAGGCTTGGCAAAAGATGCCTGGGATAAAGGTTACTTTACTCATGTTTCAAACATTACTGCAAAGAATTTGGAAGATGTATTTCATGTAGGTAATGTTGGTCCAGAAGAACAAATTGATAGAATTGCTCCAATGTATTCCGTTTCCGTTGGAGATATTGTAGAAGATGAAAATGGTAAAATGTCAGTTGTAGCAGGAATTGGTTTTCAAGATGTTGCATAAAAAGGTTGACAATATCATAAACGGTGTTAATATTAAAATATAAACAATAAACAATGACAAAGAAATCAGGAGAAACTATGTCACAAGCACTAACAGAAAATAGGACGGTTACAAGTATTGAAGCTCAAAAGGCTATACTTAAGGCGTTCAAGCAAAAGAGACCTGTCTTCCTTTGGGGACCGATGGGTATTGGTAAATCAGAATTGATGCAAGGCACTGTAGATTCAGGTGTACTTGGTAATGCATTACTCATTGATTTGAGAATGGCACTTATGGAGCCAACTGATATCAAGGGTATTCCTTTTTATAATAAAGAACTTGGTCTTATGGATTGGGCTCCCCCAATCGACCTTCCAACAAAAGAGTTGGCTAGCCAGTATGATACAGTTGTATTGTTCTTGGACGAACTTAACTCTGCTCCGCAATCTACACAGGCGGCGGCTTACCAACTAGTTCTTAATCATAGAGTTGGTAATTATGTACTGCCTGACAACGTTGTAATTGTTGCCGCTGGTAACAGGGAGACAGATAAAGGTGTTACTTATAGAATGCCTGCTCCGTTGGCTAACAGATTTGTACACTTAGAAATGAGAGTTGATTATGATTCTTGGTTGCAGTGGGCTATTGATAATGAAATTAGTTCAGATGTAATTGGTCATATTACAGTTCACAAGCAGGACTTGTTTGACTTTGATGCTAGGTCTTCTAGCAGAAGTTTCGCTACTCCTCGTTCTTGGACTTTCGTAAGTCAACTTCTTGAAGATGAGGACACTGACGAAGAGACACTTGCAAATTTGGTTTGTGGTGCAGTTGGTGAAGGTGTTGGTGTTAAGTTTATGGCTACTATGAAGAACAGTGGCAAACTTCCTAACCCAACAGATGTTCTTAACGGTAAGGTTAAGAAACTAGATAAGAGTGTTGAAATTTCAGGTAGGTACTCACTTACAGTTTCAATGTGTTATGAATTAAGAGAAGCATATGAGAAAAATGGTTCTAAAGACATTGAAGGTTTCCATAAACTTGCAGATAACTTCTTTAGGTTTATGATGGATAACTTTGAAACTGAAATGGTTGTATTGGGTGCAAGGGCGGCACTTGTAACATACAAGATTCCGTTGAGACCTAAGTACCTTAAAAACTACAAAGAGTTTTATGACAGGTTCGGTAAGTATATCAAAGCCAGTCATAACGCCTAGTTCTCCTGCTAGGCAATTGAATGGGGGTTTTACCCCCATTCTCCTTTTAATAAATATTTTTATATGAAAAAGAAACTTAAAGATTTAGAACACTTAATGGCAACTGTAAGAGATGAAGATTGGGTACTTGTAATTACTCCAGAAGGACAATTAAAAACAGTACTAATGCCCAAAGATAAGAGTGCAATGACTTATACAGTAAAGCAAGTTTTAGGTGTAGCAGAATCAGGCATAGAAGAAATGATTGCTTCAGAATTTGAAGAAGAATTCCCTCATTTAGCACAGAAATTTAATAAAAAAACCTTACATTAACAGTTGACAGATCCAGTAATGATGCTATTATATAATAGTAATAAAGAAAAAAGAAGGTAAAAAATGTCATTTCAAACTAACAAAGGTACTAGTAAATTCCAATGTGAAGTTGGTTTTAAGACTGATCCTGAACTAGACAAAATTATTAGAGAGAAACTTATTCAAGCAAGAGTAAGTCTTCTTATTAAGCATCCATTCTTTGGTACACTTGCTACAAGGCTTGAACTTGTAAATG